TCAGATCCAGTTGGTCCAGTCGCGCCTGTCAGGCTCATGGATGACCGAGCTTGGGACCGATACCCCGGCCCCTCCATGGCGAACACAATGAACATATCGTCGGGATCAGCAGTGCCTAATGAATCGAGGTATGGAATGTCATCGGCAGTCCAATCACTGCTGCCATCGGCACCAGTCGGGCCGGTTGGTCCGGTTTCTCCAGTAGGACCAGTGCTGCCGGTAGGGCCGGTGACAGATGTGCCGGTCGGGCCGGTTGGTCCGGTAGGTCCAGTGCCATGTGTGTGATTGTGCTTCTCATCACCATGCTTGCCACTACCACCGCGCTCGACTTCACCATAACTCATACGATGATCACCTGTGTTCCTTTGAATCTAGGTGGGGTGAATTCGATGTA